CTTGCGACGCAGCGCAACCCATTCAACCCTTTTCAGGAGTTACGAAGACGATGACTCAGTTCAAGCGCCTCTCCTACGTTTCGCTCGACACCCCTATTTCCGATCCCGCCGATCGTGCGACGCTCCCCATGTCGACGTTGATCGGCTCGGAACAATGGCTCATTGAGGCCGCGTGGGACGGATCCTCAATCGGAGACGTGCAGATCTTCCGCAACATGAACTGCAACGTCCACGGCGCAAGACTCCACCACGGCGACGGCACCATCATGGTCGAGGACTGGCACTGGTGGGGCGGGGTTCCCCGTGGCAAGATCAAGGGCTACAAGTTCTGGGACGCCAAGACCCTCACTCCTATGACCACGGATGAAGGGCTCCCCTTCGAGCTACCCAATGCCCAACGTAAAGCGAAACCTCTCCAAGTTGGCCCGGGCAGCGGCGACCGCGCCCCCTGAAGAGATCAAGTCCGTCGAGGAGCAGGAGCGAGATTGCCTCCGCTATCTGCTCTACATCGACGATGCGGTCATGTTCTGCGAGGAGCAGCTCAAGTTTTCGCCTGACGAGTGGCAGAAGCGGCTTTTGGCCTCGAGTGCCAAGAAGATCATCGTCAACGTCGCGCGCCAACAGGGCAAGTCGACCACCGCAGCGGCCAAGGCCGTGCACCGGGCGATCCACTTCCCGGGCTCGTGCGTCCTTATTGTGGCCCCCGCGGTCCCGCAGGCGTTTGAGCTCCGGCGCAAGATTGACGAGCACCTTCGCAACAGCAAGGTGACGCTCAAGATGATCGCGGACAACAAGCGTGAGCTCGAATTCGAGAACGGCTCCCGCATCATCATTGTGGCCGCCGATGAGGACACTGTCCGCTCCTACACGGCCAACATGATCATCGAGGATGAGGCTGCGATGGTGCCAGACGCGGTCTATGAGGCCATGGAGCCGATGCTGCTCGTCTCGGGAGGCCAGCACATCCTGCTGGGCACGCCCAAGGGGATGAAGAAGCACCACTTCTCGGACATCTGGCACGACACAGACAAGAGCGGCTGGGATCGCTACGAGGTCAACGCCTGGCAGAACCCGCGCGTGCCTCGAACTACCCTCCAAGCCCTGAAGGAAGAGAAGGAGCGCCTGGGTCGCCTCTGGTGGTTTCAGCAGGAGTACGAGTGCAGCTTCGTCGCCGCGGCCCAGGGCCTGGTCTATCCCTACGAATCCAAAAAGAACGCGACACTCGCGCTGAAGCGGGACGATCGCTGGTGGCAGTACGTTCTTGGGATCGACTACGGATACTCGGACTCCACGGCGTTCGTGGTCATGGGCTGGCAGAAGGACGACCCCAACATTTACGTCGTCGAGACCCTCGAGCAGCGCGGGCTCCTGGCCCCCGAAGCGGCCGAGATTGCGCTAGCCCTGACGAAGAAGTATCCCTTCGCCCGCATGGTTGGCGACATGGGCGGGTTCGGAAAAGGCTACATCGAAGAGGCGCGCAGGCGCTTCAAGCTCCCGATCGTCGCTGCCGACAAGAACAACAAGCGCGGCTACATCGAGTTGATGGTCTCGGATCTGAAGGCTGGGCTGCTAAAGGTGTTTCCGGGGAACGAGGCCCTGGTGGACGAGTGGCAGAAGCTGCCGTGGGACGAGGAGCGCGAGATGCCCGCGGACGGGTACAAGGATCACCTCTCGGACGCTGCGCTCTACGCCTGGCGCGCGGCCTGTCACTACCTCGAAGAGATCCGAAAGGCCAAGCCCGTGGCAGGAACACCCGAGGCCTATCAGCTCGAGGCCGACTCGATCTTTGACGAGCGCATGCGCGACATTACCCAATCCAAGCGTGACTGGTGGGAAGAAGGAGACGCGAAGTGGCCAGACCTGCCAGAACAGCTGAACGAATCGATCTTCCTCAACTGAGCGAGCTCCTGGATCTGTGCAGGGCCAAGGGAGTGATCTCGTTCGAGCTCACGCTCGAGGGCTACAAGATCCTCCTGGGCCCCCCGCCGCCGCCCAAAACGAAGCCGGGCGAAGTCGATCCGTTCGCGCAGAAGCGCGCAGCCTACCTCGACCAGCTGGGGCGCACGCTCACGGACGCCGAGCTAAAGCTGCTTCCATGAGTCTTAGGGCTGCGATTCGCCTCGCCCGTAAGAAATCTTATGGGGACATCGGGCTACACTTGCCCAAGATCGTGCGGGAGACCTTTGCGGAGGCCATCGACCGCGGGCTACTCATTGGGCTAAGCAAGGCGCAGGGGATCAGCTTCGACCTCACGACCCCCGAGGGCCGAGCGGCCTGTGCGAAGTGGCACGACGACAACCCCCTCAAGCCGCCCCCCTGGGAGAGCGATGACCAAGCGTAGAACCACGATCGAGTCCTCTTCGATGGACTCGCGCCGCTCCCGAGAGACGATCTCAGACGGAAAAGCCGTCAACGAGAGCTTTCGGTGGGAAGCCGTAGAAGACGAGGCTGACGCTCACTCGGTCTTTACGCGCTGGGTCGACCATGTCCGAGACAGGCCCAGCGCCATCGATCGGAGGAAGCGAAACCTGCTCTATGCATCGCTGTACTCCAACCTGCCGCTCCTGGGCTTCGGGGTGAATCAGTACACACGCAACATGCCCCAGCAGGGCAGGATCGCGCTCAACGCGACGCGCAACGCCATCGACTCACTCACGAGCAAGATTTGCAAGAACCGCCCGCGCCCGATGTTCACGACGGTGGAGGGTGACTACGAGCTCCGCGAGAAGGCTGAGAACGCAGACAAGTACGTAGACGGCCGCTTCTACGAGCTCAAATACTACCAGTCGATCTACCCGGGCAAGGTGCTGGACGCATGCATCTATGGCCTGGGCGTGACCAAGGTGCACGAGGTCGACGGCGAGGCGGTTATCGAGAGGACGTTCCCGTGGGAGATGATCCTCGACGACCGCGAATGTCTCTACGGCACCCCCGTCCACTACGCACAACGGAAGTACTACGACAAACAGGAAGCGTGGGATCTCTGGCGCAAGCAGGGCAACACGCGCGCGGACAAAGAGTGGAACAAGGATCTCAACCAAGCGATCGAGTCCAGGGCTAGCGACATCGATCGCGACGACTTCGACCGCGACGAGGCGAGCGACCAGATCCCCGTTTACGAGGGCTGGGCTCACAGGGCTAGGCGCCCAGGCAAGAAGATCGTCTGTATTCGAGGCAAGACGCTCGCGTACGCGGACATCTCCGACAAAGATCCGGTCTTCAACTTCCTCCGTCCCGAGATCCAGAGCATGGGCTTCTACGGGATTGGGATCTGCGAGAGTGTTGGCCCCATCCAGAGCGAGATCAATCGTCTGGTCCGCGACATTCAGATGGCGATGCACCTGATCGCCAAGCCTCACTGGATGGTGGAGGCGAGCTCGAACGTCAACACGGCCAGCCTCAACAACGACATTGCGACCATCATCAAGTATTCGGGCGCGGTCCCTCCCACCGTCTACGTGCCCCAGTCGATGAGCGGTGAGGTGTTCCAACATCTCCAGTACCTCGTGAAGACGCTCTACGAGATCACGGGCGTCTCCCAGCTCTCAGCCCAGAGCCAGAAGCCTGCCGGCATCTCGAGCGCGGTAGCCCTGCGCACGTACCTCAACGTCGAGACCGAGCGCTTCAACAACTTCCTGCGCTACGCCGAGGAGAGTGCCTCTGAGGACGCTTTCAAGCTCGCGCGCGTCACGGGCAGCCTGCCCGGCAAGCGAGCCAGCGTTCTATCCCGGTCGGGATACAAGGGCCGCACGATCGAGCAGGTCACCTGGGGCAAGCTCGATTTCGACACCATCGCGGTCCAGATCTACCCCACGAGCAAGCTGCCCGACACGCCGGCCGGTAAGCGCGAGTACGCGCTCGAGCTCGCGCAGTACACCAAGATCAGCATCGACGACATCTACGAGATGCTCGAGTGGGCCGACACCGAAGCCTTCGCCAAGCGCAGGCTCGCGGGCAAGCGCAACGTCGAGCGTGCCATCGCCAAGATGCGCATGGGCACGCCCGTGGTTCGTGATGCCATCGGCAACCACAAGATGGCCTACTCGATGATGTTGGACGCCTACGAAGAGGCTGAGCATGACGGACTGCCCGAGAAGCGGCTCGCTCTCTTCAGGGAGTACATCAAGCGGACCTATCGCTACCTGACTGGCAAGACTTGGCTGCCCCAGGGCCCCAACCCCATCCCCGGAGAAGGAGATCTCTCGGGTGTGGAGCCGCCGCTGCCACCCGAGGGGGCCCCTCTTGGAGCTCCAGGCCCGATGCTTCCCCCAGGGGCTCCACCCCCTCCGATGCAAGAGATGGCCAATGGCGGTCTGCCTCCCCCTGGACTCCCGCCCGGACCCCCGCAGTAGACGATGGTTGCGCCGATTCTTCCGCGATCCGCGGCGGTGTCTCTCGTCGAAGGTCCGCCCGATGCTACCCCGACCAAGTATCTGACTATCCGATTGTCGGACGGGGCCGCGTTCTATGTGGCTGGCGCGGCCGCGGGTGGAGCAACGGAGGCCACGCTCCTCCTGATCAAGGCCAAGACAGACAATCTTGACGTCTTGCTTTCTACGCGTGCGGTTACTGGCCTTACGGACGCGCAGCTGCGCGCGGCTGCTGTCCCGGTCTCGGGTGCGTTTTTCCAAGCAACGCAACCCGTGTCAATCGCGGCGGTCGTCACCGTAGATACGGAGCTTCCGGCCGCTGCTGCGCTCACAGACGTTACCGGCAACCCGACAGCTCCCATGGTTGGCGCTGCCTTGATGGGGTTCAACGGAGCGACGTGGGAGCGCGTAGTCACATCGGGCGATAATGTGGACGCAACGGCCGTCTCTGGTTCGAGTCACCTTGCCGCCGTCGCCCATACGCTCCTTTTCAACGGAGCGTCGTGGGATCGGGCTCGAGGAACGATTGCCAACGGGCTCCTTGTTGACGTCTCCAGGTCTGCGCTTCCTACGGGGGCAGCGACAGAGGCAACCCTTGCGCTGAT